GTTACCGTTCCGGGCGCAACCGTCGGGCTGTAGAACGTGTTCGTGTTCGTGAACAGTGCCGGGGCGAGTGTCACCGCTCCGGGCGCGACTGTTGGGCTGTAGAACGTGTTCGTGTTCGTGAACAGCGCCGGCTGCAGGGTGAAGCCCGACAGCGCCGCAAACGGTGCTACAGCGAAGGAAGTAAAACCAAACATGTAGCGCTACCTCCTTTCTAACTGCGACACAGGACTATATCACGTAGTGGGTGGTTCGACCCAGTCAGGGTTCAGCGTCCAGACGCTGCCGTCAAACGTATACTTGCAGGCAGACCAACCGTCTGGTGGCGTCACGCCATCGTAAATTGTCACGGTATCGTTGTTGCAATCTGCAACGATAAGAAAAATTGGCGTGCCTACGTCAACCCGATCTTCAAAGGCGCTAATCGGCGTTTCGGCGGGGAACAAATAGAGCGACACGCTGTTGTCATTTCGGACGATGGTTTTCATAGGTCAACCCTTAATCAGCAGGCTTGTTGCGGTTGTGGCAACACCAGCATAAACCACCGGCTCCCAGTCGCCCGGAACCAGTTTTAAGTTGCCGTCTTCACCGACAAAATACCGAAGCCCGGGCGTCAAGCCTGCCTGCGCGGCATTAACCGAACCGACAACTTGTATTGTGGCAGTTTGCCCGTTTGTATATGCTGCGCTGCTGGTCCCGACGAAATTGTTTGTGGTCAGGTTTGTCGTTATTGTTGCTGATGCGACAAAAGCCAAACGAGGTGCGGCGTTGGGGACCGAGCCAACGATATTGTCACCGGCATCACTTCTAAAAATAGAAACAGGCAGCGATGAACTTGCCGCGCTGTTGACAACGACCGCCGTACCAAGTGCAATGCTTGTTCCGGTAATCAAACCGGAAACCGCATAAAGTATGCTTACTGCTGTATTAAGATAGGCAAAAACAAAACGCCCAGTGTCAGGATTGAACGAAACGCCAACAGGATTGCTTGTGTTCACAGCGCTTATGCTTGCTGTGCTGCCCGCTGTCAAAGTGGTACCGCTAATGCTAGTGACAGTAACTAGACAGGCGCTAGTGCTGGAGTTTACATAAGTGGTGACAAGCCGTTGTGCAGAAATATCGCAGGCGCAAAAGATAGAGGGAATGGCGGTTGATCCGCTAAGGTTGATGGCAGTGTTAAGAGTAGCGGTTGTGCCAGAAACACTAACGACTGCTGCATTTAATCCGGTTGGCGCTACAAAAGAACGATACGCAACAGCAAAGTTATTATTGCCGATGTAGCAAACTCCGGTTGACTGCCCGCTTGAAATAACAGTTACAGCCGTGCCCAAAGTCATTGTTCTTATGCCGAGCGTTGCGGCTCTTACCAAAACCGGGTTGCTTTGCTGATAACCAATCAAAACAGTTGAATTGTCTGGATTAACAGCAAGCGCATTATAGCCATTACTCAAGCTGGAGTTAAACGCTATTTGAGCGCCAAAGCCAATTTTCCACCGTGTTACGTTTGCATCAAAAGCCACAGTGCCAACATACGCGTAGCCAAAGGTATTGCCAGTCGCCCCAGTATACGTCATAACAACTTGCTGTGTTCCGTCGTCGTATATAAGTCCCGGATTAATAGAAGCGGTTGCGCCAAATCCGCCTGATCCGCTACTCTCAAATGTAATTGTATCGCCTACAACTTCACCGACATATACCGTAAGCGTTGCCGACACGTTTACAGCGACAAAAACCAATTTCCTTGTTTTGTCATAAGCCGCCGCAAAAGCAGTTGGGGTAGAAAAACCTACGCCGTTTGTGAGCGCACTCACAGTCGGCGGGTTTAGCGCCGTAATCGTTTTGGAAACTGCGCTCACAGTGCCGTCGCTGTTCAAGACAACTTTAGTGCCATTGCTCAACGACCCCGAAGCCACAGCCGTCAGCGTCGGCCCGCTGAGTGGTGTGGTGCTCGTCCACGTCGTACCGTTGCTGGTCAGGACGTTGCCAGAGGTGCCGGGGGCGACGGTTTGCACCGCCGATGTGCCGTTACCAAGTAGGACGTTGTTAGCCGTCAGCGTGGTCGCGCCTGTGCCACCGTTACCCACCGGAAGCGTACCGCTGGCCGAGGTGAGGCTGACCGGAGGGAGGATCGATGATAACGTTGTCATGCGTCTACCTTATCACACAGAAGGGGTTGTCGGCCACATGATGTTGAACGGGTCTGTCTGCGCCTGTGGTAGGTCACGCAGGGTTTGGCGATAAACAGCCCATGCGGCTGCGTCTACCGGGGCGTCGGAAACCTGTGTCCAGTCGCAAGATGCGAGCTTAGCGTCTCGCTCGGCGCGCACGGCAGCCCACTGTGCGTCGGCCTTGGCTGTGGCTTCGTCGGTAGGCAAATCGCTGACGATATAGTTCTGCGTCCACACGCCATCGATTAGCAACGCGGGGCCATGCTCGCGCTGTTGGGTGGCAGGATCAAAATATGGCGGTGTGATGAGTTTAAGCTGATAAACGCCAAACTGCACGGCCTGTTCAGGCGTTAGCTTGACCACACGGCAGAAATTATCGTCGTCCCAGTGCGTCGGCTCGACATCATGAATGTGCCGGATGAAGGTGTCGCCTTGGGCTTGGACGTAATAGAGGTTCATCCCTCGGCTTCCTTTGCTTTGCGCTTGGCAGTGACGCGAACCACCGCCGCCGCGTATTCCACTTGATCGTCGATCTGGGCGTGTAGCGCGGCCATCACAGCCTCGACGTTCGCCATTTGCTTGCGAGTGCCGTCTAGGCGCTCCGCGACGTTGGCCGCAAACTCGTTGTCGGTTGCGTTAGCGAGGAGATGCTCAAAGTTGGTGTGGTCAAAATCGTAATGGAAATACTCCACCTCGCGGGCATAGATAGCATCCGCAAGAGTGTCGTATTTATACTCGGTCGGGAGTTGTGTATAAATCATAAGTTCCCCATTATGGATTGATTGTGAGTGCTATGTCGTTGCCAGTGCCAGTTGGCAGCGTAGCCGGATTGGCAAACTTAGTACCAAAGCCGGAGCCGTTCCACGGGTATGCAGAGACGTAGGGCGAGTTGCCGTGTGCCACGGCAATGGCGTCGCCCACTGGGCTGAAGGCTACGTTGTTGCCATAGCCAGTCGGTAGTGTAGCGGGGTTAGCAAACTTAGTACCAAAGCCGCTGCCGCTCCATGGATAGGCAGTAATAAAGGGTGTTGTGAAGTGCGCCACAGCAATAGCATCGCCTGCGGGGCTGAACGCTACGCCATAGCCAATGCCAGTCGGTAGTGTAGCGGGGTTAGCAAACTTAGTACCAAAGCCAGAGCCGGACCACGGGTAGGCAGAGACGTAGGGCGAGGTGCCGTGTGCCACGGCGATAGTGTCGCCCGCTGGATTAAAGGCTACGCCATAACAGGTGTCCGGAGGCAACGAAGCGGGGTTAGCAAACTTTGTGCCAAAGCCACTGCCGCTCCACGGGTATGCGCTAATTCTGGGACTTCCATCGTGTCCCACGGCAATAGCGTTGCCTGATGGGCTAAAGGCTACAGCACGACCAGTGCCAGTTGGCAGCGTAGCCGGATTGGCAAACTTAGTACCAAAGCCGGAGCCGCTCCACGGGTATGCAGAGACGTAGGGCGAGTTAAAGTGTCCGGCAGCAATAGCGTCGCCTGCGGGGCTGAACGCGACCGCAAAAGAAACTTCAGTCGGCACTGTAACCGGGTTAGCAAACTTAGTCCCGAAGCCGCTACCGCTCCACGGGTATGCGCTAATTCTGGGAGTTACATCGTGTCCGACGGCAATAGCGTCGCCTGATGGGCTGAAGGCTACGCCGTAGCCAAAGCCCGTAGGTAGTGTAGCAGGATTGGCAAGTTTAACTCCAAATCCGCTGGCACTCCAAGGGTAGGCCGAGATAAAGGGGGATGTGTCGTGCGCTACTGCAAGAGTTTGCGCGAGCGTGGCGGGCGACCCCGTTTGATACAAATAGTTAGCCATCCACTTTGTCGCTGTAACTTTAATGCACATTAGCGTGTTGTTTGCTGCAACTATCAACGATCCTGTGGTTCCGCTACCAAAGACTAATGTGTCACTCGTAATTGCTACAGTAACATACCGCCCACTGTTTTCCACAGTAAACAGAACAACAGTGCCGATTGGAAAAGCTACGCTGGCGTTAGAAGGTATCGTAAAAGTACGAGTGGTTGCATCACTTACCGGGTGAAATATCTGCTTACCGGCGTCGCCCAGTACCAGCGTGTAGTTGGCTGACTGGCTGTTTTGCGGGTACTGCACCGCGCTCGACGGTGCAGCCGTACTCGCCCATGTCGTGCCATCGCTGGTCAGGACGTTGCCAGAGGTGCCGGGGGCGACTACTTGAAGCGCCGACGCACCATTACCGAGGAGGACGTTGTTAGCGGTCAGCGTTGCAGCGCCGGTGCCGCCGTTGCCAACAGGGAGAGTACCAGAGACTTCAGAGCCGAGCGCAACAGTCCCAGCGGTGAGCGCAGATGTGCCAGTGCCTTTAACGACCCCAGTCAGCGTTGTTGCGCCGGTGCCGCCACGAGAGACGGTCAGTGTACCAGTGGTTTGTATGTTAATGTCGATGACGCCGCCAGCGCCGCCGGCCTGCGCGAACACCGTCCACGTCGTGCCGCTATAGACAAGCTGCACCGCTACGCTGCTGATGTTGCAGATAAGGTCGCTTGCAACGCCCTCGATAGTTGAGCCGTTGCGGCCCACCGTAAGGTTGTTTGTGCCCCATGCGTTACCGGCGTCCGTGATAATCACTTGCGCGCCAGTTGCAGGCGTAGCCGGAAGAGTTACCGTGAACGAACCAGCGGTGGTGTCGGTCTGCACCCCATCGTTTACCGCCGCCGTGTAGTTGGAAGTCTTGACGTTGGTGAACGTGATTCC